GACACTACGGAGTTTGAAATAGATGTCGAAAGCTATTAGTGAAGATGCTCAGATACATATTTCGGTTGCTTTTCTTATCAAAGCGATGGTTGCTGTTGCGCTTGTGGTTGGCAGTTGGTATCAGGCACAAATGAAGTTTGCGGAACAAGATAGAAGAATAAAAGATTTAGAAAGTAAAGTTACTGTAATGAGTGCATCTATAGAAGGTATAGAAACTCAACACATACAGAAACTAGAAGAAGAAAACAGAAGCCTAATGCAACGATTAGGCATCAAAAAATAGGAGTTAGCATGGCTAAAAAAGAAAATAAAAAAGAAAATGCGCCAGTTGTAGTACTCGACGATAAAGAATATCAGATTGAATCAATGACAGACGACCAGAAATTGATGGTGTCTCACATTAGCGATTTGAATAGAAAGATAGAAACCACAACTTTTAACTTGCAGCAATTACGGTTTGGAAGACAAGCTTTTATTGATGCTTTAAAAAAAGGATTAAGTGAAGATGGAAACGAAGATTAACACTATTGATAGAGTGCTAAATGAAGATAATTTAGCAGATGTTTGTAAAACAGTACAATACTCGTTCAATAAAAAAGAAGTAAAAGATGAAGCTGTTAAAGAAGTGTTATATAAAGAAGAAGATGAAATACCTGAAGGTAAAAAAGTTGGAAATGTTAAAACACCATCTTCTCCAGCAACGTATTACTCTGCAACTCACAAAGGTGTTGTTCATTTAAATGCACCAGATTCTAAAAATTTTATAACTTATAACGACATCACAGAAGAAGACGTACGAGGATGGGTAGAGGATAGGATAGGTAAAGAAGAAATAGAAGTTATTGAAAAAGCTTTAGATAAAGCAATTGAAGAACAAAAAACACCAACAAAAGCAACTGGAAAGCCTTGGTAATATAAATGATTGAAACCTATGCAGAGTACGGAGCTATTGGAGTTATAGTCTCACTATTTGTAATGATGATAGTGAATCTTATGAAAAGCCAAAGAGCTCAAAATGAAGATTTAGACGTAATACGACAAGAAATGACTAAAATAGAATCTACAGTAGAGAATGTAGAAAGTATTGTTATTAAACTTATCGAGAGATGGAACAAATCGGACGATACAAGTGCTCGGCATAGAGAAGACATAGTAAAAGAGTTAAATGATGTAACTGACGATTTAGCGTACCTTAAAGGACGTATTAATGGAAAGGCAAGTTAACTTTATGATAGATTCAACAAAAGCTGTTTTAAACGGAGCGGTGGGTGTTGGTGTGTGGTGGACTAACTTGCCTATGTTGTTACAAATGGCAGTATCTATAGCAACTCTAGTATATTTAATTGTTAAAATAAATAAAGAAATAAGGAGCTAATATGCTACAAAAAATGGTTATGGAATACCTTTTCAATGAAGAAAATAAACAGAAAGTCATTGAAGAATTAAACAAGAATGTAAATATTCCCATTATTAATGAAGATACAGAAGAAAAAATTATTTCTGCTATCTACAATGTGTTCGAAGATGTTATGGGAAAGGTATTAAAAAAGTAATGAGAACTACTTTTGGAGAAATTGTACAAGAGGTATTACGTCACGAAGGGGGTTATGTAAATGACCCTCTTGATAGTGGTGGTGAAACTAAGTACGGAATATCAAAAAGAGCTCATCGAAACGTAGATATTAAAAATCTTACTGTAGAAGATGCTTGTGCTATTTACAGAGAAGATTATTGGAAACCATCTAAGGCGGAGAGATTACCAGAAGAACTAAGAGAACCTTATTTCTTATTTTTAGTAAATGCTGGTCAAGGTAGTGCTGTAAAAGTTTTACAAAGAGCTTGTAATGCTAAAAATGGTAAGAGTGAAGAAATCAAAGTTGATGGTAGAATAGGTAAAATGACAATAGCAGCCTCTAAGAAATTAGAGAAAGATAGACTTGTATCATACATTGTACTACACTATGCTAAAATCATATACAGAAATTCTTCACAAGAACGTTTTTGGTATGGTTGGTATAGGAGAGCTTTAGGGTTATAATGCCTAAACAATATCTCAGACTATCAGATTTTTCAGGTGGATTGAACACAAAGTTCGATGCTCGTGACATAAGTGACAATGAAATAACTGTTGCTAACAATATGCACGTGTATAGACAAGGACAATTGTTTTCTTCAACTGCATCTGCATCAGAAACAGCAAGAGCAGGTTCTATTACTAGTGGATATGGGTTATTTTTATTCAAATCTGACAATGACTTAGATAATGTTGCTCAGTCTATAGAGTTGTTAGCAGCGGCAGATGTGGCTCAAGGGCAAGTAGATTTTATAGAAGACCCACTCGGTTCACCTTCTAATCATTTTGCTAAGATTGATTTAGGTACGAATCATACTGGTGGTGAACAAAATTACTATTATGCTAACGGAGCTCTACGTATAGTTGATTCAGAGACTGGTCAAACTAATAATACGGCTTATTGGTATGGACATATAGATAGAACTGGTACAATACCAGGCGGAGCTGTTAATACTTGGGTATCTGTTACAAATAATTTAGCCGCTCCCACTGCAGGTAATATAACAGAATCTGGAAGTGCTACTTATGGAGCTGAAAACAATGGATTTGATATATCATTGTCAATTGAGTCTACAGATGCTGACGGTCTATGGGAAGCGACAACATACGAGTTTGCTTCTTCATGGGTTTATGAGGGAGACCAAGAGTCTTTGTTGCGTACTTTTCCAGAATCTGTAACACTTGGTGTAAACCAGTATTTTACAGGTGTATTGATAGGATTAACACGAGATGGAAGTGTAGGTACTATAAACAAAAGAATTAAGGGTGGTAGAATATATATAAGGAAAAAAGATAGTACAGATTTATATACATTATTTGCTGATATGGATTTTGAACGTGGAGTTAGAGAAGACATGGGTGCTGATTTTGTAGCATGGACTAATTCAAGTAACGATTATGTTAATTCTTCTAGTATAGAAATAAAAGGCCCGAGTATAGATACATACGAATCCATTAACGGTTTTAGTCCAGATGTAGGACATTTATCCTTTGGAGAAGCAGCTGGATTGTTCTATAAAGATTCTACAATATCCAATCAAAGAGCATTTGTATGTCATGTAAACTACTATGTAGAAACAGGTTCATCTTCAGTCAAACTTATGCCAGATAGAATACTATACTCTCCTATTGGTAAATATGACACGTTTCCACCAAATCAGTACATAGACTTAGGCACAAACGATGGTGAGGATTTTACAGCAATAGAGTCATTTGGTAACAAATTATTAGCATTTAAACAGAGTACATTATATATCATAGACATTAGTTCTCCTAATGATACAGACTGGCAATTAGAAGCAACTTACAATGGATTGGGTATAGATAAACCATCTGCTGTAGTTAAGACTGAGTTTGGTGTATGTTGGGTACGTAAAACTGGTATATATGCATGGTCACCAACACAAGGTATTGTAGAGTTATCTGCAAAACTTGACAAAAATTCACAACCAATGACAGGACTTACTAATCCTGTAGTAGGTTTTTATCCACCAGACTCACAACTGTTAGTGATACAGAACTGTGGAGCGGCGTCAGATGCTTTGGTATATGACTTTTCAACTAAGTCATTTACAGAACTTGGTTCTTATACATCAGCTGCGATAACTAACCTACAAAACAACCAAGATAATTGTATTTGGATAGAGAATGGTAATGTTAGGTCTTATTCATCGGCTCAGGGTAATGGAGCATGGACAATAGAAACAAAAGATTTTGATTTTGGTAATCCTGGCGTATTGAAACGTCCATTAAAGTTAATTGTTACGTATACATCATCAAATGGAGCTACGGTAACTACTAAATATTTTAAGGATGGAGATGGTACAGCAGATGATTTGGATTCCTCTACTTGGGCTGCGGCTTCTAATAGTGGAGTTAAAACAATTAGTCTATCAGGAATAGGTAACATAAGTAGTATAAAGTTTCAAATTGCAGGAGCGTCTGCAACTGGTGGATGTAAAATAAATGATATTACTGTAGTGTATAGAACTACACGTAGAGAACCTGCAACAGGTGTGAATTAATATGCCTTTAGTAAATACTAACAGAGAAAGAGCAAGACAACGTCAAGAACGTGGTAATTCTGCGGGTCAAAGATTAAATGAGAGAATAGGTGGATGGGAGTCTACTGCTAATGGTTTAAAACACGGTACGGTAGAAATTACATCATCTGGTGGTACAGAACGTATTAAGGTTGCAAGTAGAGAACAAAAATCGTCTGCTATTATGGATGGTGATTATGGAACTACAGAGACGAGTATAGACGTAACTGATGGTTCTGTATTTACTGTTGGAGATATTATCAAGGTTGCTGTAGATGGTGCAATAACTGGGGTTGAAAATTTGTTGATACAATCGATATCTAGTAACACTCTTACAGTTAGACGAGCAGTCAATGGAACAACTGCAAATGATTTAGGTGAAGAAGAAGAAATATTTATTATAAATCCTAAAAAACCTACAAGATATACAGAGTTATCATCAGAATCATTAACATTTAATAGAGATGGTCAGACATTTAATTATCCAAAACAAATGCAGTTTATACCTGCATCAGCTCTAACGTTTGGTTCAGCTTTTACATTTAGTGGAGCTAATTTAGCTAATTATGATAACGCTGAATATGATGTTATGTTTATATTAAAGGATATGCAAACATACAGTGTAACAGGTTCTGATGAATCTAGTGCTCAATCATTACAGGTATTCGCAGATAATAAAACAGCTACAGGGTTTACACCTACGGCTAATATTTATATTGGTAGTGTACTTAGTAGTTCGACAGTTACGTCGTTTGATGATTCTAGCGCTGCGTTTGGTGGAACAACATTATCAACACCAGCTTATAATACAGCTAAGACAAGTAATGATGCATATGATGACCAAGCTACAGCAAGTGTTGTATCATTAGACGTAACATTTACATTAACCTATTCATCGGTAGTTGATAAAGGTGGAGATATAAATGTAGAGGGATATATTAGAGCTGGAACATCTGATGGTTCTAATGCTTTTAATTCCTCACAATATGAACAGCAACAATTTACAGATTTTAGAGACACAGCTTTTGGAGCGGGTACAAGAACAATAACAAAGAATTTTACATTTGGTACTGCTCTTGGTAATCCAGCCAGAGTAGTATTAACAATAACAGATTTTAGTGTAACTGGAAGTAGTTCAGCGACATTAGCAGGAGCACTTACATCAATAACATATACCACGTCAAGTGGAACACAACGCTCTATTACTGGAGCAAATAGAGCAGATGCTATAGTTATAGCACGATAAGGAGGAAACATGCCTACAAGAGGTTTATCATCATTTTTATCAACATTAACACCAAGTGGTGTTGGTTTGATGTTTGAAGGAATGGAAAGAGGAAAAGCAAGTCAAGCTATGAGAAGATTTGCAGCTAATCAAGCTAGAAATTTATCTGACGCTGGAAGTATTTTTGGTATAGGTTCATCAGCTTCTAAATTAGGTGCTTTAGGATTAATGGCTTTAAATCCATTTAGTCTTCCATTATTCACTAATATGTTATTAGGGGGAGCTGTAGCTGGTCTTGGAACAAAATATGCAGGAGATAAAGCTTCGGGTGTATTATCTGAAAGAAGTGTATCTGATTTTATGGATGGTAACGTATTATATGGTGTACAAAAGGCTTTGGACTTAGAATCACAAGCAGAAACTGGTATACGTAATTTTGAAGATGCTGTTTTACCATCTGCAGTTCAAACAGCTTTTACAACACCCTTGACATATTTAACAATGCAAAATAGAATGTTTAATCCTTATGCAGAGGCAAATCAAGGAACAAATGTTGTAGAATCTTTTAGTAATATTGGTAAACCTTCAGGTTTAAGAATAGGTGGAAGTTTTATGCCAAGAAATAATAGTTATGGAATAAATAGGTTATTTGATTTCTATACAGGTGGTGGGAATTAATAATGTCAAGATATGATGATTTTTTACAAGGAAATATGTATTCAAGACCAGCTCAAATGATGAATACTATTAATCAGTATATGAATGCAAATGCAGCTGTGTTACCAACACCTACTACAATGACTCCAAGTACTGCTACAATGACTCCAGTCGGTGGTGCAACTAAACCTCCTCCACCAGAATTTACACCTTACAGTATAGGTACACCTATGCCTACTTTTGACCCCACCATGGACGGTAGAGGCCCAGATATAGTTGGTTCTAATATGGATAACTTACCTCAAATTTTTGGAGACTTGGGAATAGACTCTACACAACAACAAAGTTTATTAGATTTTATAGGTATGACTGGAGGAGACAAAACACAAGGAATATCTTCAGAAGAATGGGCTCAATTTTTTGGACTACCTGGCGAATATGCTGGTAGATTTGCAGGATTTTCAAATTTAGAAGACCTATCATCTCAAGTATCTGGTATTTCTGAAAGAGCTGGTGCCTCTGCTATGTCGGAAGTACAAGCTGCTCAATCAGCTAATATTCAAGGTCAAAGGAGAGGAAGTTTAGTTGGTGGACGAAATGATTTGAGAAGAAGGGATTTAATGAATACTTTAAATCAAAGAAGGGAATCAATACAAGAAGGAGCTGAAAATGAATACGCAAAAATTCTAGAAGGATTACGTAGAACCTTGAGAGAAGGATTTAGTATATCTGGTAATGTATTACAAGACAATCCAGATGTTATGGACAAAGCTCAAAACCTTCTCAAAATAGCTAAAGAGTACGCTACTTCATATTTAGATGGTGGAGGACAAGATAGGTATTGGAATCTTATGCATAATTCTTATTATAGAGATTTAATAGGTGCTCAAAGAACAGAGTTTGACACTTGGTGGCAACAACAACTACAAGCAGGATAATACTATGGCAAATGCAATAGATGATTTAAGGTACATATCACGATACGGTTATAAAGACCCGTGGGCTGAAGCAACTAACAACATAACAAACAGTTTGTTGCAATATGCTAAAAGTAAAAATGACAGAGATGTTTTAATTGCACAAGTAGAACAAAGACGAGAACAAGAAAATCAAAGACGAATAGAAGCTGAACGTGATGATATAATTAATATGGCACGTATATTACCTTCAGATGAGGTAGGTGATTTTTTAAGAAGTCAGAATATTTCAGGGCCAGCTGTTGATGCTGTTATCCAAAATTCTGATAAATCTAAAATTAAATCAGATAGTAAAGAAGGTTATTTGAAAACAATTAGAGACCCTAATGCACCTATTGACGATAAGTTGGAAGCGGCTAAAACAGGATTTTCTCAATCCGATACTACTTCTGACCAGGCATTGTTTAGGAATTTTATAACGAATATATCAAGTCAACAATCAAAGTTATTCGAAGCTGATTCATATAAAAAGCTAGGAGAATTAAATAAAAATATATTGGGAGATAATTACCAATCTTACACAGATGCAATAGATGACGGTAATTTTTTATTAGCTAAAACTATTATTGAACAACAATCTAGAATAACTGGTAATACATATCAAACTTTATCATCAATGTACGATAATGCTTTATCCATTTATAACAATGTAAAAGAAAAATTCGATAAACTAGAAGTAGAACAAGAAGACCTAGATGCGGCTGCAAAATCTTTACTCGATTTTCAAAGAAGACATATTTCTAATATACCACCTCAATTCAGAGACCCGAATAACGACTTTAGCCAATCTATGTCTAATTGGGCATTAAATACAAGAGGACAATCTGCAAAGACTAATCTTGGTGTTAAATCAGGTGATGGTGGTGTTGAAACAGGTATGAAACAAACTTCACAAACTACTTATAAACTAATGAATGATATCAGTGAAGGTGACATGAACATACCTAGTACCGCTGTGATATCATTAATCAATCCAAGAACGAATAAAAGATATGAACAAAAGTTTACATCAGATACAGCTCAAAGGTTAATAGAAACGGGACAGGGCATGATTGATAAAAAGAATGCTATGATAGAGTTTGAATGGGCAGGTCGAGAAAACAAAGCATTTAGAATAGATGCTGGTGTAAGAACTATGACATATCAATCGGTGAAAAAACCTTTATTATTGAAAACTAGAAATGAAAGAATAGAGTTACAATCTGGTGACGAAGTTATGGAAAAATCAAGCGGCAAAAGATTTCCTGTAATTATTGATAACCCACAGGGTAACCAAATGCGTGATAAAATAGGATATATTGTCAACGGTAAGCGTTACAATTTTCAACAATTTATTAATAAATTTGGAAAACCTATGTATGATTTAGAACTAACACAGGATTCTCTAATGAAATCTCAATTATATCAGGACACCATAAATCAATACGAATATAGCGATATGAGTATTAAAAGAGAACCTGTAAATCCACCTCAACAATAAAATATTTTATATGTCTCAACAACAATTATATCGATATACTGTAAATTACAATGGGTATGAATTTAGTTTTAATGCACACAAAGACCCGACAAAAGATGATATACATAGAATGTATGTTGACAATGTTTTACGTCAACAAGAATCTAATATCAGTATACCAAGATTAGATATTGGATATCTGGAAAATGACGATGAAAGAGCTGATGTTAACGCAAATACAAATATATCATTTGAAAGTGACCAGCAGTATAAAGATGCCACATGGATGCAAAGATTTACAGAAAGTGCAAAGTTAGCAGCTATACCGCACTTTGGTACAATGCAATCGCAATATAGCCCTGCCGATGAAAGTTCAGAGTTATGGGCTGAAGCATTAGGTGGTTTAGGTGGAGCTGTAGTTGGTATGATTCCTTTCAGTTTAGTTACTGGAGGAATAGGAACAATTGGTTCAGCAACTAAAGTTGCTTCTAAATTTAAAACTTTTAATAATCTTGTTGAACAATCGAACAAACTAAAGAAACTAGGAAAAACTGCCCAAGCAGCAAAAAAACAAAAAAAGGCAGAAGCTTTATTAAAGAAATATAATGATGTTTTTGAAAGAGCAATAACAAAAAATGAATACTACAATCCATCTGGATTATTAGGTCAAATTAAACCATACAGAAATACAATATTAAAACTTGCTGATAAAAATCCATATCATGCAAGGGCTTTAAATTTATTTGCTAACAATATAGGCGCATTTACAATGTATGGTCAAAGTAAATTACCATATGACAGATTAGAAGGAAGATTAAATCAACTTGGGGCTGACGCTGCCGCAAGTGTAGTATTTTCTGTAGCTGGATTACCCACAATGTATGGATACACTTCAAAGGGTATAAAGTATGGTGTAGAGCCTTTATCTTTATTGGGAGCTGGTATGTATTCTGATTTAGGTCAATCAGATATGACTTTAGAAGAAAGACTCATACATGGATTGGGTTTAGTTGGATTTCATTATGGAAGACAACAGTTAAGTAAACTAAATATTAAATCTAAAATGTCTACTGCTTTACGATTAAGCAACCCAGAGTTGTCGGATGCAAGATTAAATTCTATTATGGATACTCCCGGCATGGACAGGTTGGTAAAAGGTATTTTAGACAAGTCGATTGAAAAACCCTTTTATACAGATAGAAAAAAACCTCAAAGGCAAGTTGAATTACTAAGAGTCGTTGAAAAAGATGATGGTAATTACCAAATAATGTACCGAGATATTAATTCTGGTCAACCTTTTGGAATAACAGGTTCATCACGAACAGAAGCTTTACAGTCGTTTAATAAAGTATTTAGTAAAAATGTGCCAGATGTTCAATCTCCTGTTAAATCTAGAAACTTAACACCTGAAGAAAAAATTGCACTAAAAGAATTGCAAATCAAAGAAAAAGAACTTAGAGATGCTATGGATTCATCTCGTTCCTACGAGGTGGTTGAGGATGTACGTTCTTCGATAGAAACTGTTGTCAATCCATTTAAAGAAACTAAAGGAATAAATGAGGTAGATGTTTGGAGAAATAAAACTAGAGACGCAAGACAAAGGATAGAAGATGCTAAGAATCAGTATAGTTTAGATTTACAGGAAGGCAAACTTAATCCAAATGTTGCAAAAAGTAGATATTCTTCAGAACTTGTAAAAGCTCAAAAACAGTTATCAATAGCAGAGAAAAAATTAGATGAAGCTTATAAGGGTGTATCTACAACTGAAACCTCGGAATATGTAATACCTGTAGGTGGTGTTAAAAGATTTAAAACAGGGGATTATGTAAGAATACCAAAGTATGATGTTAATACACGTCAGTTAGATTATAGTAAAGCTGGTATTGGCAGATATTTAGGAACATTAAGTTCTTTCAATAAGACAGCTAGACAAGAAATTATTATGCCTGACTGGATGAGGTCAGAACCTACAAGATACACAAATTTATTTAAAGATGTAAGTGTTTTTGAAATTAAAACACATGGTGGTTCTCGTGTTGCTAAAGTAGCTATTGCAGGAAAAATGCCTAAGAAAGTATATGAATCAATACAAAAGGCAAATAGGTCAGAAAGGCCGATATTAGAGTACCTAGAAACAAGTAAAGAAGGTAAACCATTTTTTGACAATCCGATTGTTAAACAAGAACGTAGACCTGTACGTGAAGATTTAGGCGGAGGATTCTCATCTACATCGTATCAAGAGGTAGGAATATTTAACGTTAATAGCCCTATTTTCAA